TGATACATATGACGATGGTTATAACGATGATATACACGGGGACAGTGAGTTTAACGTTAAAATTTATAATGACAGAGTGACGCTAAAGCCCAATGGTATATTCGCAATAGCAATAGAATGTTATACCACTGCATATGCACACAAAGCAAAGCACAGCATTTATTATTTTAGGGTTGAGAGTAATGCAATGGAGTTTGCACAAATTCTCCAACTCCACGCGAAGAAAAATATTCAGGCCAAGTAAGTCCATCAACTCGTGTTCCTTTATAGCACCAATCCCTGCCACATATACCATCACGAAGTATAACATTGAGTAGATGTATTGTAAGACCACACTGCGTACATATATCTCCCTTGTTTGCACCAAGATGAACTTCTTGTTTGGTTTTGATATTGATGATATAATGGTTCTGCATTTTTATATGCCAATGCTCTGTTTCATTTAGTTTTGGTGCTATTACAGTAGATGTTGTGCGTCTGTTGATTGAACTGTATATACTTTTTGTTTCATTTTTATATGCTTTGATAAATGTTTCAGCAAGTTTTTCCAATGCTTCTATACTGTTTTTTCTAAATCCCATAGGCTCCATTGTTCTTTCTTCTGCTGATATATATTCATCTTTGCTCAAGCACATATAATATTCATTGCCACCTTGTAGTATATGTGCATTTGTGCTGCCAGCATTTATTGTTTTTATAAATGTGTAGTGCATGAGCTTTTCCTTATTGAATCTCAAAAATACAGGCAGATATATTTTGTCATAGTTTCTGCCTTGGTATATTACAGTATGCTCAACTTCTTCTTCGCTGATTTTCATATTTGATATATATGAACAGCATTTATCAAACAGTTTTTTTATTTCTTTATATAATCTTCTGGCTTTTTGCTAAACTTTTTTGCCAACAAAATTACACCAGCCACAACCTCTGGACTGACCAAACCAATGATGCCATAACATATGGCTTTTGTTAGGCTGCTTACAACAATCTGTTCCAATATAAACCAAGATATGGTGCTGCATATCACAGCAGCACATATACGCTTGATATAGTCTATAATCGTCATCTTTCGCCCTTCCAGCAGCAAGCGTGCAGCCATACCCAATCCACCAATAACAGATACAATCCAACCACCTGTTATAAAATCTTTGAATAGTTCTTTTATATCACTCATGTTGGAAATCCTGGAAATGGTATAAAGGATTGTGAATCTTCGTCCCATAGTTTTGGAAGTCCATCTGTTGGCAACGGTATTGGCGGAACAAAACTTACAGCAGCTTCGTCCCAGACCCATGATGCTGGATGGCTGGCAGCTAATGCATTGGCACGGGCTTGTGCAATTTGCTCTGGAGTTGGTGGAGTGTATGAAATTGTTATCATGATATTTTAGTTATTGTATAAGTTTTTTATCTTCCGAACTTACACCAGCGGCTAGTTTAAGAAAATCTTCTTTGCTACCTGCTGTTAGTAATGTTGTGCCTTCTGGAACCAAACCTACTGATGTTAGCATTTGTAGTGTTTGGGGATTGCTCATTGCGTTCAATAGCTTTGCTGGACTTGGTCGTCCATTTGCAATAATCTCGGCTTGTAATTCACGACCAACATTTACAGTGAATTCAAGATTGGCATTAGCTTCAAACATTTGATCATCTGTATAGCCTTCTATACGAGTAGGTTCACAAATTTCATATAGTTGTTTTATAAGATTTTCTAATATTTTAATTTCATTACGATTAAGCTCAAACGCATGTTTTTGATCATCTAGGTGTGATTCTAATTCCAGTATTTCGGCTTCAAGATTCAATAATATATGTGGCAATGCTGGAACTGTCAGCAGATGCTTGTATTCAGCAAGTTTTGATTTATATTTAAGATCAGCACATTTTTCAAGTACAGCGGCTCGTTTGCGACCAACTAAAAATCCTTGCAGTGTTTTGAGTTTTTCCCAAGGAGTACTACCAATGACTTGGTATTTATAATTGAATTCAGAATTTAAGTTTGATGCCATAATATTTTATGTTAGTGAGAATCCGGCTGCTGCTAGAACAAATCTCGACGTGCCAACACCAGCTGTATCAGTTGCTACAACACCAGTGTTACTAACAAGATTTGTTACATAACCACCGTTTCCATATCCAAATATTGCTTTGTCAGTTCCATAACCCGCTGCTGCTAGAAACTCTCTTGCTGTGCCAACACCCGTTGTATCTGTTGATACAACGCCAGTGTTACTAACAAGATTTGTCAATGAAAGATAACCACCACCGTTTCCATATCCAAATATTGCTTTGTCAGTTCCATAACCCGCTGCTGCAAGACCATATCTTGCCGTTCCAACACCAGTTGTGTCAGTTGCTACAACGCCGGTGTTGCTAACTAAATTGGTCATTGAAAAGGTTTGCCCATATCCAAATATAGCTTTGTCTGTTCCATACCCAGCCGCCGCCAAAATTTGTCTTGCCGTACCAACGCCCGTTGTGTCAGTTGATACAACACCGGTGTTGCTTACTTTATTGGTCATTGATCTTCCATTTCCATATCCAAATATTGCTTTGTCAGTTCCATAACCCGCTGCTGCTAAATAGTGTCTTCCCGTACCAACACCAGTTGTGTCAGTTGATACAACACCTGTGTTACTAACTAAATTGGTCATTGAAACCTCGTAATATCCATATCCAAATATAGCTTTGTCACTGCCATAACCCGCTGCTGCTAGAGCCTGTCTTGCCGTTCCAACACCCGTTGTATCAGTCGCTACAACGCCTGTGTTGCTAACAAGATTGGTCATTGAAACATTGCCACCATTATATCCATATCCAAATATAGCTTTTTGTGTTCCTGTTCCTGTTGGTGTAATAACTATGATATATGGATATGGACTTTCCATACCAATGGCAAATTTTACTCTACCAAATCGCCCTGTGCTATTTTTGAACATATTATACTTCTTCTCGTCCGTAAATGATTACATTCAATGAACCACTGTTGCTTGCTTTCATTGTGATTTTTTCACCATGACTACCAGTTACGCTGTTGAGCACAAATGGAACCTTTGGACTAATTTCTAATGTAACACTGCCGCTAAAGCCTTCACTCAAGCGTTGTATATTTCCACTCAAACCAACTGTTGCAGTGCTGCCAGTAAATGGAAAAAACATTTGTGCTGTAATAACTGCTGAACCAGTGTTATGAAACCAAAATGTTGCTACTTCAACAGATTTGCTGATAGGAGCAGTATATACAATGCTTTCTGTTGCATGTAATGTGTATGATGATAATTGTTTTATGTTGCCGTAAGCCATATGAATATATATTGTTGAAAGTTAGTTTGCTATTATTTGTTTAATATAAATACTGGAACATTTTATATACCAGAATATATCCATACACTGTCAAGGTCCAATGTTGTTGCTGTGGCGTTCAAGGCATAACTTGCTGTTACTGCCCAACTGCTGGTTATATTGTAAAGACTGCCAGATGTCAATGCACTTCCACCATTGAGTGCATAACTTGCTGTAGTTGCATATGAAGCCGTCAATGCTTGTGTAGCATAACTTGCTGTGCCAATAAATGTGTCTGTATTATTTTCATTTACATTTGCCCAAGCAATATATGAAGCAGTATTAGCAACTGAAGATGTTGTAGCATAACTTGCTGATGTAGCAAATGATGCAGACATTGCTATATTAGCATAACTTGCTGTGCCCAACAAACTACTTGTTATAGATGTAGATACATTCAATGAACCTGTTATTTGAACAGCTCCATACAACAATGTTTGTGTGATGCTGTTGGTTCCAATCACAACTTGATTGTTTGCTGTTGTGTATGATCCACTACCCAGAGCCATACTGTTGACTGGAGTTGCTAGTTGAAGTACGTTATTACCAGCACTTTCTCCAATAAATGTATTTCCATCACCACTAGTTATACTGAGACCAGATTGCGATCCAACTGCAACATTGTTGTCTCCACCAGATTTTGCAAAAAAAGATCCACTTCCAATTGCTACGTTTCCACTTCCAGTATTATTGTATGCAGCTCTTGATCCAATTGCTACATTTGAACTTCCTGAGATGTTTCCGTTTCTTAGAGACGCATAGCCAACTGCTACGTTGTTTCTTCCAACTGTATTGACATACATAGCCTCAGCACCAACTGCTGTATTAAAACTTCCACTTGTATTTACTCTCAGTGTATTATTTCCAAGTGCTGTATTAAAAGTTCCAGCAGTAGTACTTGATCCCAATGCACTAACTCCAACAGCAGTATTACTGGTAACACTTGCAAGTCCTTTTCCAATTCTCAATCCACTGATTGTTGAATCATTTGTAGTTGTTATCGCACTGGCAGTTATTGCCGCACTTATAACAAGACTACCTGTAATTTTAACACTTCCATTTACATCCAGTGTGTCACTTGGTGTAGTTTTATTGATACCAACTCTGCTGCCACTATCAAATAATGAACCAGTTGTTAGTAGTGTGGCACTGCTAAATTTTGCTACATAATCTGTTGCACCACCAGAAACTTCACCACTATTCAATGCATACGAAGCCGTGACAGCATAACTGGCAGTTCCAAATAAACTGGCTGTTATATATGTTGTAACATTGAGTGAACCTGTTATTATAACATTGCCATTTACATCCAATGTTGCGTTTGGATTTGTTTTGGATATAGCAACACTTCCATTCAACAATGTTTGTGTTATACTAGTATTTCCAATCACCACTTGATTGTCTGCTGTTGTGTATGAACCACTGCCCAAAGCCATACTATTGACTGGTGCTATTAGTTGAGCTGCATTATAACCAGCACTATCTCCAACAAATGTATTTCCACTACCACTTGTTATTGTTCTACCAGAATCATGTCCAATCGCCGTGTTTGCGTATCCTATCGTGTTGTTGAATAGAGATATATGTCCAACTGCTGTGTTGTAACTTCCAGTGTTGTTGCGTAAAGAACCACATCCATTCGCTGTGTTACCGATTCCTGTGGTGTTGCCATATAGAGAACTAAGTCCAACCGCCGTGTTTTCGTCTCCCGTGGTGTTGCTATATAGAGAACTAAGTCCAACCGCTGTGTTGCTGCCTCCAATTGTGTTGCTGTATAATGAACGATGTCCATTCGCTGTGTTAAGTTCTCCAGTTGTGTTGCTGTATAATGAACGATATCCATTCGCTGTGTTGTAGTCCGCAGTGGTGTTGTTTAATAGAGATTCAAATCCAACCGCTGTATTTTCAAATCCAGTTGTGTTGATTTGTAATGAATTGTGTCCAACTGCTGTGTTTTTATTTCCAGTTGTGTTGCTGTATAGAGAAGCATATCCATTCGCCACATTTTGGTATCCTGTGGTGTTGTTGAATAGAGAACTGCGTCCAATCGCTATGTTTGAGAATCCTGATGTGTTGGCGTTTAGAGCACTAACTCCAAGTGCTACATTGTTAGTACCAGTTGTGTTGCTGTATAGAGCACTAGGTCCAATCGCTATATTGCCTTCTCCAGTGGTGTTGGCTTGTAGAGATAAAATTCCAATTGCTACATTGTTGTATCCACTTGTGTTGCTATATAGAGAACTAAGTCCAACCGCTGTGTTGCTGTATCCAGTTGTATTTGCTTGTAGAGAACTATATCCGACAGCAACATTACTATCTCCAGTTGTATTATTGAGAAGAGATTTCCATCCAATTGCTGTGTTATAACTTCCACTAGTATTTTGATATAAAGCAGTAAGTCCAACGGCTGTGTTATAACTTCCAGTTGTGTTGGCAAATAAAGCCCAAGTTCCAACTGCTACATTCTCTTTTCCAGTGGTGTTATATAGCAAAGAACTGGCTCCAAGTGCTGTATTATTAATTCCAGTAGTATTTAATAATAAAGATCTGTATCCAACTGCTGTGTTGAAATATGCAGTTGTGTTGCTTAATAGAGATTGATGCCCAACTGCTGTGTTTCCGTATCCAGTGGTGTTGCTGGCTAAAGAAGTATGTCCAACCGCTGTGTTTAACCATCCAGTGGTGTTGCTTGCTAGAGATTGATATCCAACTGCTGTGTTGTAGCTTCCCGTGGTGTTGCTGTTTAGAGACCCACTTCCAACTGCTGTGTTGGTGTCTATTGAACCGCCTCCTCTACCAACATTTATACCATATATATTTGCATCAAGTGAAGAGGTTAAACTACCTGTTATAATAACTTTTCCATTTACATCCAATGTTGCGTTTGGTGATATTGTACCAATACCAACTCTGCTGCCACTATCAAACAATGATCCAGTTGTTAATGTTGTAGCACTGCTGAATTTTGCTACATAATTTGTTGCACCACCAGACACTCCACTACCTGCGTTTAGTGCATAACTTGCTGTTATAGCATAACTGCTTGTTATGTCATAAAGACTTCCACTTGTTAATACTGTTCCACTTATACCACTGCTACCACTGCTTCCAGTGCTGCCACTACTTCCGCTTGAGCCAGTGCTTCCACTGCTGCCGCTTGAGCCAGTGCTGCCACTTGACCCGCTGCTTCCAGTGCTGCCACTGCTGCCTCTACTACCACTGCTTCCGCTACTACCACTGCTACCACTGCTACCACTGCTTCCAGTGCTTCCGCTTGATCCAGTGCTGCCAGACGAACCATTTGCACCGCTGGTTCCAGACGAACCGTTGGCTCCACTGCTGCCAGACGAACCACTGCTTCCAGTGCTTCCGCTTGATCCAGTGCTGCCAGACGAACCGTTGGCTCCGCTGCTGCCAGACGAGCCACTGCTGCCAGATGTTCCCGTTGAACCACTGCTACCAGATGTTCCCGTTGAACCACTTGATCCACTGGTTCCTGTTGAACCAGAAGAACCACTTGAACCTGACGAACCCGTTGAACCAGAAGAGCCACTTGAGCCATTAACTCCGCTTGTTCCAGACGAACCACTGGTTCCTGTTGAACCGCTTGTTCCAGACGAACCACTTGATCCACTTGTGCCTGTTGAACCACTGCTACCAGATGTTCCCGTTGAACCACTGCTACCAGATGTTCCCGTTGAACCACTTGATCCACTGGTTCCTGTTGAACCAGAAGAACCACTTGAACCTGACGAACCCGTTGAACCAGAAGAGCCACTTGAGCCATTAACTCCGCTTGTTCCACTTGTGCCCATTGGCAACTGTGCTATAATAAACAATATCTGGTGATTATTTGTGAAACTATAACTACCTGTTATATGTGTGGCTGGAAACTCCCAATATAAATTTGGAGATATTTCAACGCCTGTACCAAATTGCCATTGTTGATAATTATTGCTATCGTTTAAATCTTGTAATAGTACAGTGCTACCACTTGGTATTAGTGCAAGAAACACATCTATGTCTATACCAGCATATGTTAAATGATTTACACCTATTGTATTGCTTCCAGTTTGATTGGCATTGTGCCAAATTATATGACCACTACCGGGATTTCCGGTTGTGATGTTTGTTTTTGCTTGATAATCAAAGAATGTATTTGAGTTGCCGTCTTGTCCGCTGCTGCCACTTGTTCCAGTGCTGCCACTTGATCCAGTGCTGCCGCTACTACCATTGCTGCCAGTGCTTCCGCTACTACCACTGCTTCCGTTGGCTCCACTACTGCCGCTGCTACCATTTGTGCCATTGGCTCCGCTGCTGCCAGACGAACCACTACTGCCAGTGCTTCCACTGCTGCCAGATGAACCACTTGAGCCTGTACTACCACTGCTGCCACTTGTGCCGTTGGCTCCACTGCTGCCGCTACTACCACTGCTGCCAGTGCTTCCACTGCTGCCAGATGAACCACTTGAGCCTGTACTACCACTGTTTCCACTTGTGCCGTTGGCTCCACTGCTGCCGCTACTACCACTGCTGCCAGTGCTTCCGCTTGAGCCAGTACTACCAGACGAGCCTCTGCTGCCGCTACTACCACTGCTTCCGCTAGTACCATTGGCTCCGCTGCTGCCACTACTGCCATTGGCTCCGCTGCTGCCAGACGAACCACTGCTGCCAGTGCTTCCGCTGCTGCCAAATCCGCTGCTGCCGCTGGTTCCATTTGTTCCGGTAGTTCCACTTGTACCATTTATACCACTGGTTCCGCTGCTGCCGTTCATACCACTGGTTCCGCTTGTGCCAACAAAACTGCCGCTCACACTCAAACTTCCACTAATAACTACATCGCCAATAAACAATACATTGCTGCCGGTGATGCCCATTACATTGCTGCCTGTAATGATATATTTACTTTTCCAGATTGCAACTTGTGGAGCATCACCATTGCCACTGATAGGATTAAAATATTCTATGTCTGCACCATATGTTACATCAAAACTTATGTCTCTGCTATAAATTCCACTGGTTATATCAAAATCATCTTGTTCGCTGTTGAGAACCATTTGTATTTCTGCACTATATCCATTCAATAGAGAGATTATCAAATCTCTGTCATCATCAGCAGCTTGTATTGTTTTTGCTTTTACACTAAATGTTACAGTTTCTGTACGAACACTTGGACCATTCATTGTTTGTGTTCCCAGTGTATCATTTCGGCTAAACACAACACACGGCAGTTCAACATTCTGATTTTCAAATGTAGCTTCGCTATATACCGGAACTCCCAGATTATAGTGTATTAGTTGGCGAAGATTATTATAGTATTCTGTAATTCCGGACATATGATTATAATTTATAGATTACATTGAAAAAGACATCTCGTGTATAAATAGCAGTATCTATATCAAAGTCGTTTGTTTCTGCTTGTAAAGATATTTGAGATTCATATCCATCCAACAGTCCTATAAGAAAGTCTCTATACTCTTCAACTTTTTCTATAGTCTTGGCTTTTATAGCAAATGATATAGCATCTGTATATACTGCTGTAGCATTCATGTTCATTATTGTATCTGTATTGTTGCGAGAGAATATAATACACGGCAATGATACATTGCTATTGGCATAACTTGTTTGTGTATATACAGGTATTTGCAGTTGTTTATATACATACTCTCTTATAAACTCATAACTGCCTGTTGGTATCATTTACTGCCTCCATTTTTATCAAACTTTTTTATTCTGCGTGCTATAGCTGAAACAAAACTATCCACAACTTTTTGTTTGGTGACATCAAATCCATTTTCAACAAATTTATATTTTGGTTCCAACACATTGGCATAACGCCACGGCACTCTGCTTTTGCCTTTGCTGTCCACACCCTTTGTATTTTTATTTATGCCTGTTATAATAACAACTGTGCCATCTTTACCATATATAAGTTTTTTGCGTATTATGCTACTTTGTAATAGTCCAGTATCCACCAGTCCATTTGATACTATGTTATTTTTTATGGCATCAACAACCTGCTTGTTGGCACTATATGCTGCACTCACAATGCTTTTAGCAGCCATATCTTGAGTCATAGCATCAAGTTTGGATTGAAGTTGGCTCAATCCTTTTATATCAACTTTTAGAATGTCAGCCATTAGTTTCTGCGTTCTCCAACAACAATTGTATATCCAATAAAAGGTTGTTCATCAATAAACACCAAGTTATAATCATTGCTGTTGTATGTTATAATTGATTTTTCACTTATATTATCGTTGCTGCGTAATGTAAACTTATATGTTGCAGTGTTGTAGATATATCCACCATTGCTGGTTTCAGTTCCACTTTCCTTTTTTACATTTGTCCATAAACTTGAACTGCTGTATGTCATAATAGATTGACCAAATCTATCTATGCTACTGCTAGTAGGATATTTCATCACTATTCTTTCATCTAATTTTCCAGGATTATATGCCATATTATTGCGGCTTTATAAGTTTATATGGATTGAGCATTGCAGCAACGCTGTAACTCAATGGAGATGTGCTTACACCAATACTTTCTGGCAAACGATTTTCGTAAAAACTATTTACAAGCATCATTTGAGCAATCTTTACATTGCTTGGAATAGTGCTGCCACTGGATACTGTGAATGATATATTTCCAGTAAAATATTCACCTTCTGGAATATATGTGTACCAACTTCCAGCATATTCTTTTATGCTGCCTGTACTTACAGTATTTACAGTTTGAGTAGATAAAAATATATCACCACTTGAACTGAACACAGTCATACTTTGAGTACAAGGACTAAACTGTCTGTTGCATTCAGCAGTCACTTGGTCATAACTTGCTGTGATAAGAGCACCTATAAGTGCATCATCATTTGTTATATCAACACGAAGGTAATTTTTGGCTTCTGTGAGTGTTGGTCCATACGAAGATATATTGGTTGTAGTTCTCATATCTATAACTATAAGAATACTATAGAATATGCTGTTTTATATACAATAAAAAGCCCCACTTGTAAAAAGTGGGGCTTTATTATGAGAGAACTAACAAACTTTATGCGACGTTCGCTACCAGCTTCACCAACGAGTTGCCGTCTGTCAAGACTGCATCAACACGTTTGTATGCTTTGTAGCCTACATTGCCTTCAGCGGCATACAACTCGTTCAAGCGAGTTAGACTATAACCGCCGCGATCACCAATAACATAGTGTTGTGGATACAATAGAGCACCCATTACGCCAGTTGTTGATTGCCACGAAGCAGGAGCAGCAAAGGTTGTATAAACGGGACGCCCTAAAAATAGGTCTGGGGTTCCGGCTTGTACAGATGTTTCCCACAAGTATGTACCTGCGGTACTAGCCTTGAGTTGACGCATTTGCGAAGCAAGACCATCGCCAACAATCCAGCAAGCTTCTTGACGACGATTACCTGGCATTTTGTAATACGCAGCAATCATATTGTCCAACAATGCAGAGCCAGTTGACGATCCAAGATTTTGCGAAAGAGCATTGTTGCCGCCAGCAGCAGTTGTGCGGAACAAACCAGTTGGTTGTAGAACGCCACTACCAGACACGAATGCTGTTTCTTCGGCATTACCAAACGAAACTCCCAAGTTGGAAGCCACTGTGGATTCCAAATCAGTTGCAGCATCTTGAAGAACTTCTTCAGAAATTTTGATCAGAGCCGTTAGTTTGTATGCACCAAGTGTAGCAGAACTAAATGTTTGTGGTGTTTCAGCATACGAAGCAGATGGATTTTGATCCTTCCACAATGCTGTTGGAGCAGTGTTGGTGATTGGCAACGTGGTTGTGCTGGTTGTACCAATAACACGAGCACCAATACGACGCATTACGCTGTTTTCAAGCAATGCTTTTTGGATTTGACCAAGAAGAATTACTGGAACGTTCACGCCACCTTCTGTGGATGTGAAACTGTTGATATTGCGGATTTCAGACACATCGCCAGTGCGAACATAGTTCAAGAAAGCAGAACGAATTTCTTCGTCATTTCCAGTCTTGCTGCTGCCAACTGCGCGTTTGTCAAGGGCTGCTCCCATTGAAGATTTGATAGAATCAAAGCGAACTTCGGCTTCAATTTGTTTGGTAAGACTGGAGTATTTTGCTTCCAGTTCATTATATTTAGCGAAGTCACCTTCGCTGCGGTTTTCAAGGGACATGATAGACTTCATTTCCCCGTATACTGTGTTTCTATCTTGTAATAGATTAGACATATGTTTTGTTTTTTATTGTTTATCTGAAGCCTTGGGGATGCCCTTGGCAAAATTATTTATGTGTTAGACTTATGAACTTGAAACGATATTCGTATTCTTTGCTGTCGTCTTTGATATCGTCTTTCTTTTCCATCATATCTGTTATTTTTTTCAATGCTTCAGCAATAACAACAGATCGTTCAGTTTCTTCTTTAGTTTCTTCAACAAAATCTTCACTGCGAACAACACTCAATGTTGTTTCATTATATGCTGGATTAGATACAATGCTCACTTCACGTAAGTTCAATGAACTGATTTCACGAATCTTTTCTCCAGAGCGGCTGTAACTTTTTGTTTTTGGACTGTTGAAGCCAAAACTAAATCCTTTTAGATCGCCGCGTTCAGCACTGACCAATGTGTCTTGTCCATAACTTGTGTCGGGCACATTTATTCTTACATACAATCCATCATTTCTATCTTCCAACATCAATGTGCCAGCACTTTTTCTTCCCAACAACATTGCTGGATTGTGTTCTTTGTATGCTAAAATATCATTGTTTGCTAAACTATCAGTCAATGCACCTGGTTGTATGATTTCACGAAATTTATCTCCACTTGATGTTCGCAGTTCATTGCTCATGCTGTTATACACAACTGCTCTGCCTTCAATAATGCGTTGTGTTTTGTCAACTTTGACATCCATCATATTATATGCTCTGTGTTCAAGACTGTTGTTCATAGATATAAATAGTTAGATAGGTGATGAAATAGCAACACTACTTGAAACTTCATTATTTGCTAATGAATCAGAGTTTTCATTTCTTATTGGTCCGCCAGTCAGCCAAGCATCGCAAGTTCTTGAACCAGCACATTTAAAGTCAAATAACTCACAATATCCAAGTTCTCCAACTTGTGCTTGCACTTCATTTGCGTCAGCACCTATACCAGTATTGATACAATCTTTCATTCTTTTACTAACATTGAATGCAGCACAGTTTGCACATCTCATTGTGCGTGCTTCAGATATATTAGTATTGAACTGTTTTGCCTTTGCCATCCAGTATTCTTCATTTGGTAATTGTGGATTGGCTGGTCCGTAGTGAGCAACATTTATTGCTTTTTGTCTGTTAGCAAGATTAGCACCTATGTCTTGCGTTTCTACTGGACAACTACGACCTTCTATAGATGCAGATAATGGAGAAATAGCAGGTGCTGCTGTAGATTGTATAGGTGCTGCTCCAATAACTGTGAAGTTGAGTGGACGAATATAATCGTCTCCACCTTTTTCGGCAGGAATAAATAATCCAGTATCTTCTGCTTCATTCACATCATTTGGTGTAAGAATGCCGTGCTCAATACCAAATCTATACCATTCCATTCTGGTTTTGATATCTCCACGCAACAATCCATTTACATTAAAATTTATATATACATCTTCAGCATCATCCAACAATTGCTTTTGTATTTGTTGTTCAATGTTTGTAACAAGTGGTGTGATTGTATATTGCACAAACTCAATGGCTTGTTGTTCTATGCTGCTGTATGTTGGAGCATTGGTTAATCCCAACATATGCAATGGAACTCTAAAAATGTCAGCAGCAATACGTTGAGCACTAAATTGCTTTTGTTGAATATATTCTGCTTGTTGTGCTGTAAGTCCAACAGTTGGAGTTTCAACTTTTATTGTGTTTGGAAGAAATGCTGTTTTGCCGCTGTTGCCACTTGTGAATCCTGCTTTCCATCCACTTTTCATCTTTTCCAATTCTTCTTCTTTCATATTGCCAGGATAATATACAATACCCGCTGGCTTGGCTGCATTCTTAGCTATTGCTGTTCCAGCATTTTCCAGTTCCAGATAGCCATCATATAATGTACGAAATGTATCAATGAGGCTCAATCCATATACACCATTGCGGCTATATCCTTTGATATGAATGATTTGGTCATAACTAAATTCTTTGTAATAGTTCACACCATCAACACCAGTGATGTTCATTTTATAATACGGCATACCATCGCTGCTCATAAAAACCTCAACACTGATTGGGTTGAGCGGAAACATCTCTATTACAGTTCCAGCATTATTACGGATTTTCTGGATATATACATTACCAAACATATCCACTTGTGTAATAACCCAATGCCAAAAAGTATAATTTGTTTGAAAGCCGTTTGGACGCTTGGTAATCAAATCATAATATTCATGATCTTTGGCTGGCTCGTGTCCTCTATTCAACTTACGATTCAGTTGTATTGGCAAACTAGCAACAGTACTTGCTCGCAGATTGATGCAACCATATACAACACTCAAACGGTCAATGTTGCGTCCATAGCCATAAGCACTATCCCAGTTTAGAACTACTGGACCACCAAGCGTGTCGCTGCGAGTTTCAACTGGTTCATCCACAGTTTTGTTGAATTTAAGAAAGTCTAATAGTGCCATGTGTGTCTATAACTATAAGTCCATACATAAATTATGTTGTTTTATTTACAAATTACACCCAAGAGATGTTTGCGTCGTTGCTGTTATGATTGGCTGTATGACAACCTTCCAACGCCATAACAGTCGCAACCACTGGATCAATGCGTTCTCTGCTTTTGGCTTTGTTGGGCTTGGCATTGCCAGCAGCATCCACCTGTAATATAACATTGCTTATTGCCCAACGAAGTATTGGATTTTTATTATGCACCAGTTTTTGGTCCAGCACCAGTCGCTCAAGTGCTTTGGTAGGTGATGACATTGACGAAAATCCTTGTCCAAAGTTTGTAACATTAAATCCTTCGTCCATTAGTTTGTTGCTCAAATAACTGCTGTTCCATCTGTCTATATATACAGATGCTATATTATATTCTTTACTCAAATCCACCAGTTTTTTCAATACAAAGTCATAATCACAAGCATTGCCAGATGTGCTAAATAAATGATTTTGTTGTCTCCATAACTCATATGGCACTTTATCTTTTCTGCTTCGTAATTTTATATTTTCTTCTGGACAGAAACTATAACAAAAAATATAATATTTTTCATTTTTATAAAAACATAAACTCAATGCTGTCAAATCTGTGGTGCTACTCAAGTCCAATCCAGCATAACAAGTTTCACCATTGAACTCACTTATATCACTATCTTTCCCACATAACATCCATTGACTATCACCAATCCAATTTTTTTCGTGATCTATCCAAGCATTGAGATATAATGTTTTGAACGCATTTTCAAATCGTGGAAACTCTTTGGCTCTGTTATATTCAGTACGAAAAAACTCTATGCTGATTGTGTGACCCAAACTTGGATTGCATTTATGCCAAACATCTTCGCTTGTCCAATCATCAGTTTCTTTCAGTCCATATATACGAGCAAAAAATGTGTCGTCATTTACAATACCACTGTTGATTCGTTCTCCGTGCTCAACCAGTTGATATAAGAAACTTGCTTTGCTAAATCCTGCTGTGCTTATGCTCAACATCAAAGGTTGCTTGCGTGCTCCCATACTTGTCACCATACTGTTGTATAGTGCATCATCTGGTGCTGCCAGCAGTTCATCAAATATAACAAACGAAGCATTGAGTCCAAGAGCAGTGTTGGCATCTCTGCTCAATACTTTGAATGTGCTGCGATTCTTTGGATTATATAATGCGTTTTTATATACCTTTATGCGTTTGCTCAAAATGCTGCTGCGTGCAACCATTTCACTGGCAATGCCAAATATGATGCGTGCTTGTTCTCTGCTATTGGCAACAGCATATACTTCACCGCTTGCTTCGCCAAACAACATTTCATATATACACAGCCCCGCTGCAAGAGATGTTTTGCCATTTTTGCGTGGCACAAGTATCAATCCATTTCTATATCTTCGCAATCCATCCATTGAGTGAGCACCATATAATTGATTTATTATATCATATTGCCAATCCAACAACACAAATGGTTTGTTGGCGTGAGTTCCTTTACTGTGTGTTAAAAAGTTCTCAAAGAACTTCTTTATTCTTTTTGGAACAGTATCATCGTGCAGATACTCAATCATTTTCGTTCATCAAGTCGTCCAAGTCGTCTGATGTTTCTACTCTGGCAATACGCAACTTGGCTCTGGCACTTGGAGTGATGCCCAACTCTTTGCTTAAACTCAATACACTACTTGTCAAATCATTCTGTAATCTTTCGTGATATAGTTCTCTGGCTGATAGTTGTGATATAGTTTGCAATCTATCCAGTTGAGCAGCAAATATTGCCAAGATGTTTGTGTCACATTTATCACTTATGCCCAGTTTCTTTATTTCATTGCTAGTTTTCTTGTATATCTTTTTGGCGTTGGCATTGAGCCATTTTGGTGGTGTGCTCAAGTTATTGTCGCCAACTGCTTTTGGGCGTTTGTCAGATGTCATTATACTATCAATTGATGCAATTCTTCCGGGCATATAGTTATTTGTATATCTATATATAGCATTTTGTTGTTGATTTATGCCAAATCAAAACTATAATACTTATTTATTCACGCGGCTATGACAATATTTGGCGTATATATATGTAGAGCACATATTTTACAAAACAATCCATTATGCTTTGATTGCTATAAAAAAAATATATACACAGCAGCTAATGAAGTGCATCATATAAAGAAATTGTCAGAGCATCCAGAATTAAAATATGACAGCAATAATCTAATGAGCCTCTGTAAATCGTGTCATAGCATAAGAACAAAAAATGGCGAATAAATAGTGTGTGTATTAAAGCATATAAGCATTTGACAAGACTGTGAATAGCAGTCTTGAAGTTATAGATATTCCGTGTAAAAAAAGGAGAGAGACCATCGGTTGTTTATAAAATGGTGTATGTTTTTACCTCCCCCCACCTTTCTTTGCGTTTTCTGACTGTCAGATTGTGTTATGGCTGTCTAGTCATCTATTTGCCTTATTATGGCACGCTACGCCGTGCTAGGATAGGGGGCACAGCCCCCTGTGACCCCCACATTCTTTACATATCTGTTCTAACTTCAAATGGCAGGTCTTTCATAAACTCTTCTAGCCATATAGTGTGTTGAGCTAATCGCTGTTGATGCTCATCATACCAAGCTATCTGTTCTATATTGAATGTATTATAATCTATTATGTGCTGATTATCCATATATACAGCATAAACTATACGCTGTATATTGTCAACTATTCTATGAAGAAGTTGTTTTCTTCTTCTATTGTATCTGTATTATTTAGTTTTGATGATTGTAACAATGTCATACCACGATATGCCGCCTGGACCAAAGCGCCAACTATCAGTAAGAAATGGATTTCTACTTACCTTCATAGTTATTACGCTATTGTCGTCTGCTTGCACCAATAGTTGCCAAATATAATAGTCATTGCGATTTTGGTTATATCTGCTCTTTACACCAAATGAACCCGTGTCATTACCATCAAATGATGATATTGCACCTACAATCTTATGAATAATGTCAGTATCGTGAATCATACTGAACACATCTCCTGCCTTCATATCAGTTTTCTTTCTACCCATATTCTTTGTTCTGATTTGATGATTGGTTACGGTATATGTATCTTTTCCAATGATTACTTGTAAAAGATTGTCGCCAATGCGATTTGACTCAAAATGAATATCAGTGAACTGTTGAGTAGCGCACTTTTGTAGGCTGATGTAGTTTGTTTCCATAGTATTAGTAGTGATTACAGAATAGAGTATGAGGACTTTTTATAGAAAGTCAAGAATTATTCTGATACGGTGTTGTAAATATCATCAACAAGTTCAGTGATGTCTATATCATTGATATAAGTTTGTTTGACACTGTGACCTGATGTATCGTCAAGAATACCGCATACTACAAAGTCAATAATTTCGGCAACATTAGATTCTGTAGAAATGGTCAGATGTGCTCCGTAAATTCCATCTTCAGATATAGATAGATTGTCTCCATAAATAAGACCTTCTTTGCTGCCATTGCCATCCTTGAGAACATTACCATCACGATCTGATATAGTGATGGCGTTTCTCAAGCGAGAATGAAAGTTGGTGTAGAAGCCAACGGCGTCATACATACAAGAGAAGTTGAGAGTTACTTTGTTTTTAGTTGTCATAATAGTAGGTATCACAGAATAGAGTATGCGGACTTTTTATAGAAAGTCAAGATTATTTGGATAGATTAGCGTAGTGATGGTCATAAGTGGCATCGGGGTCGCCAACTTCTGTAAGATAGCATACATCAATGTCTTCACCATTTACTGTAAGACTATTAGCAGCAGCACCTTCGTGAATAAACTTTTGAATGAATGCCATAACGCTATTGTTGCTGTCGTCCATATCAAACGATACATCAGCACCAAATGTATTTGGCAGAGCCATATTGTGATTGTCAAACTCAAACCCAACATAACCTGTTTTAAGGAAGTTATATGCTTCATCAAGCGTCTCAAATTTGATAGTGATTTTGTTTTTAGTTGTCATAATAGTAGTGATTACAGAATAGAGTATGAGGACTTTTTATAGAAAGTCAAGATTATTGACTAAGATTTACTTTTTTTCCGTTGAAAATAAATGTGTCAGCAAGGTTCATAAGGCTTTCAAATGAAAGCAATTCCTTTTTAGTAAAATCGGTAGTAAAAGTGACGCTTTTGGTAAATGTGCGATAATTTTCAGATATGGTTTCAATGAAAATAAATTGCTGTGATACAAGCAATTCTTCAAGAAAAATATCAAGCAATTCATTGAACTCGCCCATATTGCCGTTGGAGATAATAACTGTGTTTTGTTTTTTCATAGATGTGTTGTTTTTTATTACTCCACTATCCTACCAACCTTTTTATAAAACTCAAGATCAATTATGCTGGTTTTTATAACCACTTGCTACTTATATTATATGCAGTTGTTTTTAGATTACACATTTTTTCTTCTTGTTGATGGGTCGTTGGCGTTTGACGACGAATTGAAAGCAGAACAACTACAAATCGTTGATGGTGATAAGTTTATTGCAAGTGTAAAAGATGGCAAGATATTGCTCAAAAAGGTTAGAACAACTCTTCAGCATTCAGAAAATCTGTAAGACTATCACAGTTTCTTTTCTTTAGATATGCCTTGATTATCTGCTTGTCTGGCTTATCTGTGGATATGCTATAATGGTAGATGGTTGCATTGGCTTTATCTAATTCTTTATAATACTGTGCTGCTATTGCTTCATGTTTTTGTCCAATTGTCATAAGTGATTTATAACTATGACCATTCTTATATTTTTATTTACACAGATTGTCTATTTCAGTTATAATGTTTTGACGCAGATCAGTAAGTTCATCAAGTGGAAACATAAGTTCTGCTTTGCAACGCTTGAGCAAATTTATATATTGCTTATCAGACACTGTATGTTGTTGTTCTGGTTTCGGTTGTAGTGGCGTTTCCTTTGAGATATATCCATTCTGTTTAGCATTGCGTAGCGATAGTATGGTTTGGTATTGTATGTTTGTTATTTCTGTTCCAATCAGTTTCTTCAACCAGCCTCCTTTTGGTGGCCAGGAAATGCCAAGCACAGATAGTTGTTTCTTGTTGAAACCTTTACCATTGGTTCCAAGAGCGTGAAGGTTTTCATCAGTTAGTTTAATAGTATTCATATTCTGTATTATATTGTTTTTGTAAGGCTTTTTGCTGCTTTGTCATAATCCGATTTAGACAGTCCCAGCCACCAGCCTTTGCTGTAACAATAAACACTATTCTGATTGAGACTATCTGGATAATCTTTAGGTACTTTATGATAAGAACCAAGTTTAGAACTCTGAATTATAATATCTAACTTACCTTCTGTATTAGGTTTGCTTTTTATATTCTGAATACTATTACTTTTTATAAAAGATCCAGTTTCTGGTAATCTAACTGATCTTATATTATTTTCTAATATATCTAATCTTATATACTGATCTAATAGGACATCAGTTTTCATAGGTAAAATGACCGATTGTTGGTTACCTGTAGGTAACTCATTGATTACCTGTACGTAACTACCAGTTACCTGTACGTAACTACCAGTTACCTGTACGTAACTACCAGTTACCTGTACGTAACTACCGCTTTGATTTATTATAACATTCATAAGCATTTGTTCTTGTGGAAGTATTCCAAGTTTGCGTGCTTTTTGGAAAGCAACACATACAGTTTTTTTAGTAGTTGAAAAGTATTCTGCAACATATTCATTTGATGCAAAGTATTTTTCCTCTCCATATGATAAACGATATGATATTATTATTTTTTCAAGCCAAGATAATTCTGTATGTAATAATACAGAATGTGGTATTTTTAGAAATGGTTCATTCATAATAGTGTTTTTGTGTAAAAATAAAAAGCCGCGATAGGTCGGACTATCGCGGCTCTCCACTTATTATGTTCAGACGGTCATTACTCCGCCAAAAATCTTTTGTGAAATGCATATGGTCCGACCCACGTTGCTGTTCATACGATAAATATACATCACTATTGCCAAACGTCAACAAAAATGAAGATATAAATAACATTTACTCTTGGTGCTGATATATATGAGTATGACTAAATCTATATTACGCTATGCGGGTGGTAAATCTCGTGCGATAAAAATAATCACTCCTTTTATTCCAAAGGATACAAAACGCATAGTATCTCCATTCGCAGGAGGATGTTCGCTTGAAATACATTGGGCAAATAATCTACCTGTAGATGAAGTTATAGCATATGATGTATTTGATATACTTGTGAACTTTTGGAATGTGGCAC